CAAACTTACTAGGTTGAATTTTATACTTTTGATAGTGACTCCCGCCGTGTTGCTTGTTCCATACTTTGCTCATAGTTTATATCCCTTCCTTTCCATTTTTGCTTTTAGTTTATATAAATTATTTTTTGCACGTGTGACAGCTACGTACCAAACTCTATGTTCCTCATCTTCTTTGTCTTGACTTTTCTTTATGGCTTTTAATATTTTATCTCCTAAATCTAAAGATAAAATAACATTGTCTTGTTCACCACCTTTGATTGCGTGAATAGTTGATGTCCAAACTCGCGCAGGCTTATCTAAATCTTCTCCTGCTTCTATCAAACCTAAAAGATAATCTTTGTCTTCTTGTTCGACATTTTGAAAAGCTTCATACCAATCTTTTTTTAAATTAAGTTCTTGCTCACCTGTGTATTCTTTTACGTCTTTTAAATCTTTTTCATCTAACTCAATATTTTTTTGTAGTAGTTCATAGTTTTTAATCGACCTGTATGCCCGAACCCTGACGCTTTTACCTCTATTACTTTCAAAATATATGTTTTGTTTTTTAAGTTGTTCTTCTATCTTCAGTAATCTAGATACTGTTCTAGTAAGTATTAACCATTTACCTGTAGATAAATCTACCTGATCCAGGTTAGCAATCTCTTCGCAGTTACCCTCGTAATCTCTTGGATAATATTTCTTTTCTTTTCTATTACCTACAATGTTTTCAATACACATTTGTGATTGTTCTTGTATGGCTTTAGATATTCTTCTTGATTTATGTAATACTTTTTCTTTTGCAGGTTCATTAATAAATCTATTAACGTCAGCACCAGCCCAGGCAAAGATAGCCTGGTCATCATCACCTGCAAGATAAATATCTTTACTCTTCTTTTTTAATATATCATACAGCTTCCATTGTAATGGTGATAAATCTTGTGCTTCATCAATAAACACTACATCAAACTCTGGAATCTTTATTTCTTCTTCTAATAACATTTCAATCATATCATTGAAGTCAATTAATTTTTTCTTCTGTTTGTATACAAGGTAATTATCAGCAATATGTTTTAACATTTCCCACTCAACTTCTTTTGAATTATGTTCACCACGATCAAACTCTTCTCTTATATCTACACATCTGTTAATAGCTCTGTGTATCAATTGAAAGTATGGATTATCACAAGTTAAAAAATGAGATTCTTCTTTGTTATATCTATCGTAATACTTTACTTTGACATTTAGTTTCTTACCAAAGCTTTCATAATGATATGGCTGCATTACATCTTCTTCTTTTAGTTTTAAAATATTAAATGCAAATGAATGAAGTGTTTGAAAATAAAATAATTTTTTATCTTCTGCTGGCATTCTTTTCTTTGCTTCACCCGCAGCTTTTTTAGTAAATGCAAAATAACCTATCTTATGTAAAGGTGTACCTACTCTTGCGTATGCTCTTGCTCTCGATATTAATCTATATGTTTTGCCTGTACCTGGAGGTCCATATATCTTATAAATCATTAAACGATATCCTCTTCATCTTCAAAGTCTACAATCTCTTCTATCTCTCTTCTCTCTTCAAAAATATGTAAAGGGATTCTAAGAACTTTTATTGGAGGAAAATATTTATCATCCTTATCTTTTCCAGGAAATCTTTTTGGTTTATTAAATAAAGCTTTCTTATCTTTGTCTTCTGTCTTAAATAATTCTTTAATCATGTAAGAAGTTCTTTGTGGATCTGTCTTCCATTCTTTTGTTTTTAAATCAGAATAAAATTCATCATAGACAAACCACGCATACTTTTCATCAACCAAAGGTTTACCACTTTCAAATGATTTGTATGTTGTAGCTTTTGGTCCATAGATATATTTCTCTAAGTTCTTTAATAAAATATCCATAGGACTTGTACCTTCTACTGGTTCAATAGTTTCCACTTTTTCTTTGTCGAATAATAATTTCATTAACTCAATAAAGTCATTACCTTTTATGTTTGGTGGAACCACAAATGCTTGTTCCATCATTAATGCTCGCAATGCTTTTTGACTTTCTAATTTATAAATATCTTTTGCATGAACCTGAACTGTTTCACCATCTTCTCTTTCAACAGTAAATTTCCATTCTGGTGTAGGTTTATAATTTATTTTTTGTAGCGCTGACATCCTAGGCCATACGGGTTTATCATCCGATAAGACTCCAAATTTTCTTTTTAAGCAAACTGGTTTAATACATACTGGTGATAGTAATTCTCCATTACATTGATAACCTTTTGTTTCTTTGTCCCAACTTTTAATTTTTGTTTTAACATGATCATCTGTCCATTTTGAGTCAAACTTAAAATAATTTCTAGCTGCTTCAACTATCTTATCTTTCCAATTATCTTTGTATTTCTTTTTAGCAAAAACCATATAATTGTATAAGAATCTGTCTCTATCATCTGTCATTATTTCTTTTGTCAAAACTCCAAGACAAGGTGGACCATCCTTAAATTCTTCACCACTACCTTTTAATTCATCTGAAATAATTTTATCTTGTATGTCTTTTAATTGTTTTTTATTTACTGCATTGAGTTCAATACATTTTACAAACATGTCTAAAGACATTTCAGTTCCATCTGGCGCTAATGCTCTTCGACCATCTGCATTGTATGGTAAATTTATAAAGTTACCATTTGCTTTGTTACCTTTTTCATCTGATGATCTGAGACTTGTTTGTTTTGGAAATATTTCTGTTTTAATATTTAGTTTAAACACATAAAGCATTTGTTCTAAGAACTGTCTTATCTCTATTGCTTTTACAAATTCAGTGGTGAACACATATAAATGTAGTCCACCACTTTTGGACAGGACAGGAATGATTGGTAAACTTTTTTCTTGTATTATTTTTAAATAAAATTCTCTATCTATTGGATACTTATCTACATCAATTGCACCAAATCTTGCAGTGCCTTCATCCGTACATGGTTGTATTCCAATTGATTTGACTCCCGTTAAATGATCTTCGTAATCTTTATCTGTGACTTTTAGTTGTGACCATTCGTGTTTAAATTTTTTCTTACCTGTCTCTGGATCTATATATCCTTCGTTTATTTTACAGACACCATAATTACGTGTTAACCCTGTAAAATACTTTATAAAATCTTTCATTCCTATCCCTGTTTTTAAGGCGCCTCCAGTCTCCCTTCAGCGCCTCAGCTTGGCCAGCATTCCCTTTAGGGAAACTAGATAATATCTTCTTTAGTTTTAGTTGAAGAAACTTGATCATACTTCGGTTGAGTTGCTCCTTTAAAAGATTCCTCTTGAAGTTTTTTAGCAGTTTCATAAATCGCAACGTCTTCATTATTAGATAAATCTAACATTCTAACTTTGCTTGGTTTATAAACGTGCCAGCTTTTGTCTCCCCAGTTTTTACCAACTGTTTTAAGATTAAAGATAGCGGAATACGCTGCAGGTCTAAAACTACCTTTAGCATCTGTTGCTCTCAAGTTTTGAATTAAATTATTTAATTCTCTACCTGGAGTCAAATTAGATGATCTCATAGTGATGACTGCTTTTCTCATTTCACCATCCATTAATGCAATCACATAGAAGTACATAGTTTTTTCACAGTAATTACCATTTGATAATCTGTATTTACCATTACGTTCTTCTACCGCATCTTTTGGTGGTTCCATGTGAGTGCCGACTGGTGCTGCTGCACTGTCGCCTCTCTCTTGCCATTCTGGAAATCTAGTTTGTGAATGACAAATGACTACATTTAGTCCTTTGTTTCCATCTACTAGAGTACCAAAACTACCAGAATAAATCATGCCAGGCATAGCACCTTCAACATGTTTTGCATTTCTAGTATTACATTCAGGAGAAAGTTGGTGAAGAATTTTTAAGATCGGAGTCGATGTATCGCTCGCCTTAATTTCTTCCGTGCCTTTACCTGAATCAGCTCTTAGACTTACTGGTGATAGTGCACCTGCACTATTCTTTGTAACCATATCTGTATTATTTGACATATATATACCTATTAGTTAGTGGTTTATTTTTTATTTTTTACTTTTGTTTGATTTCCATCAAACGTCCAAAAAAGATCTTCAGGAACATCGTTACCTTTGTTCTTCCAATCTTCCATGGTTACTTTAAGAGTCATGGCATGAACTGC